TGATTTCGCATCTTGTTGTCATTATCTCCATTTTCGCTGGCCTGGGACTCACTATCGGCTTTATTCTCTTCACGTGTGTGTTTATTTCCCTTATATTTTGTAAAATTTTGTGGACTGGAATGCAGATGTGTTTGAGGATTCTAGGATGTTTTGTGCGCGGTGTGAAGGCGGTTGTTAGATTTATCTGCAACGTCCTCCAGGCCGTGTGTCACCCTTTTGCGACGTTCGATGCTTATATACTGACGAAAATCAGGGATTCGGATGCGAGCGTGTCATTAAAGGAGGCTTATGCGAAACAGTCGTGGATATCGGAGACGATGGTGGCCGGATCCCAGATCTTGTTCTCGTCGGATGACGAACTACCTGCTCCGCAGGTGGTCATCTCGAGACGCGAGGGGGATTGTCGCCGAGCCGTAGGCTGTGGTTACCGTGATGGTGACTATTTGATTACGGCGAAGCACAACTTCCAAGCGAGACCTGATGAGTCGTTCTACGTGAGCGGACTGGTGATCCGAAGAGAGGACAAGGATGTTCGAGATCGCCCGTGTGTGAATATTGGGTTGGGAAAGGAACTTCTGAAAACCGGACTTACGATTGCCGTTGATGCCATTGCCATAAAATTGAACTGTTGGCCTGAGCTAGGCGTCAAGTCCGCAAAAATCTCGCAGTTCAAGGCCGACGATCGGACCACGGAAGCGTGTGTCTATGGCCCCTCGGGGGGTTTTTCTGTCGGAGCGGTGAAGTTGTCGAAAGACATGCCCACGCGAGTGTTTTACGAAGGATCAACCCAGCCCGGATTCTCCGGAGCGCCGTACGTCCTAGGCGGGAAGGTTATCGGAATGCACACCACTGGAGGCCCGAATAGCGGATATGCGGCGGATTTCTTGAGCGCGATGCTGGAGTGCGAGCTGCGGCCGCGGGAAGAAGTCCCGGAGAGCGGAGATTACATTTTGGATGGACTCCGACTTATCCAAGCCGATCAACGCCGGAAGTGTAAAGTGACGAGGATCTCGGGTTACCATGATGACCGTTACTTTGTGCGATTCCCTGGAACCCGTAAAGCCTGTGTCCTCTGGGAGGATGATATTTCGGACGAGGATATGCAGTTTTTGGACACGTTCTTGGACAACTCCCCTGATACCGATCGGGAGGAGTGTGTGAAGGAAACGAAAACGAAAGAAAACGCGCCCGCCAATAGCCCTCCCTCAATCCAACTGACCTCGGAAGATCTCGAGTTATTCAAGATGTTTATTGCGCAGTTGAAGGACAAGAAACCCCAGTCTGAAACCAAGGACAGCCCCGCCGAGAAGCCGGAGGAGAAAACCGCTGCGAAGCAGGATTTTCGTCCGTGCCCTCCCAAGGCGGAGGGCGAGAAATCCCAGGTTTCAAATTTGTCGACCGAGGAACCGAAATCTACGTCCGTCCCATGTCCCTTGAAAAAGGGCCCCTCCAGATCGGCGATTCGCAGGCGCGCGAAGCGTTTGGCGTCTCGGAAGGAGAAGTCCACCGAGAATACCAAGTCCCTTTAATTACAAAGGAGACCGAGGCGCTTTCCTTAGAAGTTCATGCAAGGAAGCGCCGGGAGGCGGAAGAGAAAATGCCTGTGAAGGTGCCTTCGCAAGAAGAGCTTGAACGGGTGTTTGTCTTGTTGGAACGGACGTATGGCGGAACTTTGAGATGGGGAATACCTGACGATTTCCTGGAACGATCCCATTACGAGCGAGTGTTGAAACTTTTGAAATACGATTCGTCGCCTGGATTTCCTTTCGTGGGCCAATACCCCACGACTGGAGCAGTCCTTGGCCGAAAAGAAGACGGAAGTTTGGACCCCCTCCGAGTAGATATTGTCTGGAAATACGTCTTGGACAGAATTAATGGAACAACGCCGGCCTGGGATATTCGAGTGTTTGTGAAACCGGAGATGTTGAAGAGAGCGAAAATCGAGGAAGGGCGTCTGCGGCTCATTACCGCCGTGTCGATGATAGACCAGATTGTGGATCGGATGTTGTTTGGGGAACTGAATCTCTTGGAGGTTCAGAATTTCCACGACATCCCGTTCAAGTGTGGTTGGTCACCGCTGGTGGGGAATGGAGCTGCGCTCCTGCGGGAGAGTTTGAAAACTGACACCTTCATGGCAATCGATCGCACGTGCTGGGACTGGATTGTACCCGAGTGGGCGTGCTCGGCGGAACTGGAGATGCGCAGGCGACTGCGCCTCCCGTCCCGGCATGCAGCTCGGTGGGACGAGCTAGCCCAGCGACGTTATTACGAACTGTACCGAGTCGGCGAGGCCACCGGACGAGCCCCTCATTGGAGGCTCTCCGACGGAACGATATGGGAGCAGGAGACGAAGGGGATTCAGAAGAGCGGGTGCTACAACACCATCTCCCTGAATTCCCATTGTCAATTCCTCTTCCACGTTGTGGCGGCAAACCGATCAGGAGTCGATCCGTTGAAGACCATGCCTGTCATCATGGGCGATGATACACTGCAGCCGGCTTTTGAAGCGACGGAGTACCTCCGCGAACTGAGCCAGCTGGGAGCAATCATGAAAGAACCGGTGATCGATAAAGACGCAGAGTTTGCGGGATTCTGGCTCCTGAAGGACGGATTTCGACCAGCGTACCGAGCCAAACACCTTTTGACGTTGACGATGACCCGGGAGGCCATATTGGCGGCGACACTGGAATCGTACATGCGAATGTACTGTTTCCAGGACGCGGCCTATGAGCTCCTGGTGGAACATCTGATGAAGATCAAGCCCAGTGCTATTCTGTCACAAGCCTCCCTCAAGGCTATAACTCGAGGCTGGGAATCAGCATCTTTCCC